GAAGTATCATTTCTACACCGTCGACACCCAGGCTGCCAAGGATGAGGTCGGGGCCATGCTGGTAATCGGCGGGGCTCATTCTCCCATCTTCCCATCGTCCGTTCCTGACGACTACTTCGACAATCTGACGTGCGAGCAGCAGGTCAAGCAGAAGAATGGTGGATATCACTGGGAGCCCAAGAAGGGCCGAAGAGCCGAAGAAGAGTGGATCACATTGGTCTACGCCTACGTCGCTCTCCGTGGCCTGCAACTTAAACGTTCGCAGTTCCGAGACTTGAATCTTGCAGCAAAAAGGTCCGGAGTGCCTGATATCGCTGTCGACGAAGAGACGGACGAGCTGATCTGGGAATACGACGGTGACGATCAATCCGTCATGGCCAAAGAAGCTCCGGACGAATTCCCCGAGGTTGCACAGCACGAGTTCAAGACGGTGAGGATCGAAGGATCGAATTCGTCAAAAGAACAAACAACGAACAAAGCACCGGCAGTGCCAATGGCGGCACCAACTTCCGGGGGCGAGCAACAGGTCAGAAAGCGTCGAACCGGTGGGATTATCCGCTGACGACGGGAGGAAGTATGAAACTATTCAGCACGTGGTCTCGGACACAAGTCGTCACGGCGATCACATCAATCGAGGAAAACCTCGCAGCCGGTATTCAATCCGTCAGCAACCCGTCCCAAGGTTCGGTTTCATATTCATCTCCCGACAACGCCTTCACGATCCTGCGCTCGCTCTATCGTCGCCTGGACGAGATCGACAACGTCAAGCCCACCAATACCGGCGGACCTCGGATCATCAAGCAGCGTATTAGCGGAGGATCGTTCTGATGGCTCCTCGCAAGACAATCACGCTCAAGCAAGACCTGCAGGCTTCAACAGCTCCCGCAGCATCCGGCAATCGGAAGCTTCGTCGTGGTGGCATCCGTGGCGCCGCCGCCAGCTTGTTCAACGCGTTCTTCTCGACAAACACATATCACCAGTCTGCGACAAACTCACCGCGTATACGGTGGACGTCGGACGTTGGCCCGAACTCGAACAACTCCGAGATCGCAAAAATCCGGGCTCGTAGCCGGTATGCGAAAGCCAATCATCCATTTATTAAACAAGCGATTAGGCAAATTGCCAACAACTGTGTTGGCTACGGTATCCGTCCCGTCATCGCTGAAGCATCTCTGGAAGCCGTCTGGGAAAAGTGGGTGATCGAGGCCGACGCCCGTGGTCACTTCTCTTTCTATGGTCTCCAGTGGCACGCCGTCGAAGCCATGGTCACAGACGGTGAAGTCCTGTTCCGCATGCGTGATCGTCTCGACGGTGACATGCAGTCCGGTGTGCCCCTTCAACTACAGATCATGGAAGCGGATCACCTTCCGCTTGGTTGGACCCGTCGGGAACCTTCCGGCAATTACACGCTGGACGGTGTCGAGCGCGATATCATCGACCGGGTAGCCCGTTACTGGCTGTATCCACGTCACCCTCAGGATTGGCGCGGCAATGTCACGTCTCTGGACCCAGTACCGGTAAATGCTGCTGACGTCTGTCACATGTTTCTGCCGGAGCGTCCGACGTCCGAGCGCGGCATCCCCTGGGCTTCAGCCGCTTTGAACAAAAATGAATTCTTGGAAGAGTATCATCTTGGCGAAGTTGCCAAAAAGGCTATCCAATCTAAGTTCACAACGTTCTATTCGAAACCTCTAAACGAAGAAGGCGGCTTCGGTGGCGACGACGATATCGAAATGCAGTTCGCTAACCCCGATGTCGGCAGTGCGGTCGAAGTTCCCGAAGGCTACAAAGTCGATTTCGCACAGATGCCGACAACGGACTCGAACTGGGACGGCTTCAACCGAACGATCCTCAGTGAGATCGCCGTCTGCATGGGCTTGTGTTACGAGCTGATCACCCTGGACTTCCAGGGCATCAACGACCGCGCCTACCGCGCAATGATGTTGCAGGTCGGCAAGTTCCTCGACTCTATCGTCTACCATCTAGTTGTCCAGTGCTTCTCGAAGGTCTGGCGCCGCTGGCTGGCGGCTGCGGTGTTGTCCGGCGCCTGGGTAGTTCCAGAAGGAAAGTCGATTGAAGACTACATGAATCCCGAATGGATGCCCCCACCACGCGGCCATGTTCATCCGGTTCAGGAAATCGAAGCGCTGATCGAAGCCGTGAAGAACGGTCTTCTGTCTCGTCAGCAAGCGACTGCAGAGATGGGCCTCAACGCCCTTGAGATCGATCTGCAGAATCAGGTTGACGCCGACAGAGCTGGTCGCATGGGTCTCATGTACGGCATCTTCGAAGGTTGGCAGGCCAAGCTTGCTGACGCACATGCGTCGTCCGCCCCGAACCCGGCGCCTGATGTGTCGACGGAACCCGCTGCAACCGAAGAACCTGCCAACGCCGGAGGAACCGTGCTTTCTGCTGATCTACTCAATATCGTCACGACTGCCATCCGTGGTGGTGTCTGGACACCGCAGCCTGAAGATGAAGCCTGGCTTCGCAACATGGCTTCAGCGCCCGGCCTATCCCAGGCCACCAAAAATTATTGGGCAACGCAGGACAACGTCCGCGCCCCGATCACCTTAGCGAAAGCGGAAGGCGGCGGTGCGTCAGACTTTGCCAACGCAGCCGCAGTCGACGGCATCGACGCAGCCACCTAATTTGTTGCGCGTTTAAAAATATCTTAGACGAGCAACAATCTTTCGTTTGGTGATCTCGAATCTTGCAGAAGTAACTGCGTAGAGTTGTTTTCGAAACTCCTTCGAGACCAACGATGACGAAGTCAATGACGAAAACAGCACAGCGAGGCATGCGGATGCAAACCCGTAGTCTGTCTATCGTGCCTGCTTCGTTCGACGACACCAGTCAATCTGTCGGTATCATCATCACAACCCCAACCCCGGTGCGCACCTGGATACCCGATCCGTCTTGGAGAGGTCCAGCAAACGAATGCATGTACGTCGAAGGCGACGAAGTCCTCCTTGCTTCTGGCCTGGACTACTCCCGTACCCCGGGCATGCCGCTGTGCGATGGCCACAACACCGGTCGCGTCGCAGATGTCCTTGGCAACGTCGAAAACGTCCGAACCGAAGGCGAGAACGTCGTCGGCACAGCCGTCTACATGCCGCACCTGACGGACATCTACACCGCCGTCAAAGCTGGCTTCCTAAGGCAAGTCTCTGCTGGATATCGAGTGAATAAATACGTTCAGGTCGAGCGCACTGACGGTAATCCGGTTCCACTTTTTCATGCCGTCGACTGGACCCTTCTGGAAACCAGCCACGTGCCCATCGGCGCTGACGCTCAGGCTACCGTTCGGTCGGCGCCATCAATCGAAATTCCCATGCCGTCATTTGATCTGTCGGCGATCTCCAAACGCTCCGCGCAGTCAAAGCGCTCCGAGCCTGCCAAACGCGAGGATAATCCCATGGCTGATCTAACTGAACTCGTCGAAGCAGCTGACGCTGCACTTCAAGCTGTCACCGATGCGTCCGACGAAGGCGCTGACGACGCTACCGTGGCTCGCGCTGCAAAGCTTCGCAAGTTTCGCGCCGATGACACCGAAGATGGCACAAAGGACGGCGATACTACCGCCGCTGACGCCACCGCTGCTGACGCAACTGCTGATCCTGCAGATGACAAGGCTGTCGACGAAGCCCGTGCTCTTGCTCGTTCCTACGGCCTTACGAAGCTGGTTGACGACATGCGCAAGCTGGGCTCGCGCTCGGCCGAAATCAAGACTGCTCTTCGCTCCGCTATCGCCAAGAGTGCCGGGTCAACCGGTGTGGTGGACGTCAAGGCTCTGAATACCCAGCGTTCCGCCCAGCCGGTGATCAACACCCGGTCAATCTACGAAAACATCAACGCGCGTGGCAAAAAGTAAGGGCGGTTCTCCGGCCTAACATCGCTACCCAATCCTTTAAGGAGAACTTTCAATGACTGCAATTTTTGCCCCGCGCCCTGACGAGTGCTTCATCATCTCTGAAGCGGAAGCTTTTCGCTCTCGCGATCAGATCACGCTGAAGACCGACGCCGCTGTCTATAACGTAGGCACGCTGGTGATCTCCGAGATCGTGACTGGCGCCAAGACCGGCAAGTACATCCGCGCAACCCAGGCGCTCGCCGACGCTTCGACTGTCGAAGACTACGCCCTGGTCATCTACGCGACCGATGCTACCGCAGGCGATCAGATCGTCGCCGGTTTCGTCCGCCAGGGTCAAGTCAAGAGCTTCGAACTGGACCTCGACGTGTCACTCACAATCCCCGAAGCCACGGCGCTGCTCGCACCGCAGGGCATCATCGTCCGCTAACCAGACGCTTGTTCGTAAATAGAACAAAGCATGAACAAGGAGTCATTTTTACATGGTAATGCTCAACCCCAACACCCGCGATCCGTATCATCTGATCGCACTGACCGACGCCATCTCCCAGCGTCCTTACATTCCGGATCAGCTCGAACAGTGGCTTCCATGGAACTCGCAGGGCGAGATTTCCGATATCCTCATGATCGAATTCATGAAGGACGGAACTCTGTCTCTGATCGCCGAAGCCGCACGTGGCACCCTCGGTGAGCAGATCGCTCGCGAAATTCGTTCGGAAATCCTGATCAAGTGCCCATACTACCCGCAGTTTGAAACGCTGCTGGCTGGTACGGTCCGCAACGTTCGTGCTTTCGGCAGCGAAGACACGACCGAAGGCTACTCGATCAAGCTCAACGAGCTGCTCGACCGCATGAAGCGTAAGAACGCTCTAATGCGTGAGTTCATTCGTGCCGGTGCTCTCCAGGGCATCATCTACAAGAAAGACGGAAACGTCTCTCAGAACCTCTGGAACCTGTTCGACGTCCAGCAGAACACGGCTTCCATCGATCTTTCGAACGCCACCACCGATATCGTCGGCGCTCTGATCGACGCCAAGGAATCTGTCGAAGACGAACTGGGCGATATGCAGGGTCTTGCTACCAGCTACAAGCTGATCTGCGGCAAGAACATCTTCAAGCGCATCACGCGCCATGCGAAGATTCAGAAGGACTACGGTCTCTGGTCTGCGACTGCCGGTTTTGGAAACCAGGGTTCTATCCTCCGCGATGACATGCGTTCGGGCTTCCCGATTGCCTCTGACATCGACGTCGTCAGCTACTCGAAGGGCAAGGTCGGTTCGACCGCCTTCATCGATCCTGACACAGCGCTGCTCTGCCCGGTCATCTCCGGTCTCTACCAGACCCGCTATGCTCCTGGCGACGGTAAACAGGTGGTCAACACCATCGGTCTGCCTGAGTACGCTTCCATGAAGGAACTCGACTTCGACAAGGGTGACCAGATTCACACCGAGATGTCGACCGTGTCCTTCCTTGAGCGTCCTCGTGCCGTCGTGAAGATCACGTCCCCTAACTAAGTTTCGGTCGTCGATTTTATCCGGCTGGAAACGACCTGTCGCTGTCTCCCTACGGCGGCAGGTCACCCCTTTAGAACTGAGGCAGAACCATGAACCCTGAACCTGAAGATACATCCGTCGTCGAAGGTGCGTCGTTCGATAGCGTCAACTACGATGCCTTCCAGGCGATGCCTTTCGAAAGTTCCCGCGTCTTCGCCATAGAGCTTACCGGTGGTGGTGAGGCCTTCCAGCACACTGTCGGAGCCAAAACTCAGGCCGTGCAGATCACATTGGCCTTCACGTCGGCGGACAGTATTCCCTACGTAAATTTCACACGCGGCTCGGGCGATAGCCTCGTCGCCAAGCGCCTCTACGAGCGCGACTACACATGGACGCTGCCGGGTGACGAACGCGTCCTGAACTTTGTCATGCCTGGCGCTGGATCGGCCTACGTCGAAATCGTGGAGGCCTGATCAATGATGAACCCTTATCCTTCACCCCGTCGCGTCGTCAGCTCTGGCGGCAGCACCTCCGGCCGCGTCCGCAAGAAATACCTCCGGGCTAACGATCTACCGTTCATCGAAATCACTTCGTCGACGTCGCTAATGCCTGCTGACCTGCTTGCTGAAGCCCAGACTGTCGACCCTACGCTCACGATGTCTCAGGTCGGCATCGAGATCGTAGCCATCGGCGGCGGCGGTGCTGGTGGTTCCGGCGTAGACGCCTGGGGCGGCCTGCCTGGACTTATTGCAACCGGTGAATGCTGGCTAAGTGACCTGGATGCGACACAAGCTGTTTACATAGACATTGGTGCTGGCGGCGTAGGAGTTATCGCCGATTGGGGTCGTGACGGAAATTTTGCGTCATTTTTCCAATCTGACGCGAACGGTAAAACAACCGTTTCAGTGAGCGCGGCGCCGGGCACAGGCGGCACCAACGACATCGACTCTCAGAAATATTTCTGGTGCTATCAGACAACCATCGGTCTCAGAGCTGTTGACCCAACGGTCTACGGTCAACTTGCAAATCCCTATGGCCCAGGATTAGGTGCCGGTTCCCAGGATCACTCCGGTGCTAAAAACAGAGGCGGCGCTGGCAATTTTTCGATGCCCAACGGCGAAACTCCGCCCGGAGGTTCTGCAAACCCAGATGACTTTCTAGGTGTCGGCGGTGGCGGAGATGGGTTTTCCGCAGGCGCGGGCACCTCAGGTGGCTTCCCGGGCGGCGGTGGCGGTGCCTCTGCACCCGCGTATCCCGGCGCATCAGGCGCCAACTCAGCCGTTCGCTATCGTTATTTTGTTTGGGAGATCGTGCAATGAACAGATTTTTCAAAATCGAGAACGCTTCCGGCTATGTCACCGCAATCGTCATCGGCAGCAGCCCACGTCCCGGCTTCTTATTCATTGAGCAGTCACCAGACCAGAGCCACATCGGCATCGGTTGGTCCTACATCGACGGCGTCTTCAGCGACACGACAGCAGCCTACAAAGCCCAACCAGGTAATGCCAGAATTCAGAAGTGATGGAGACTTCACTTCAATAAAATCTCGTAACTCTAGGAATTACAGTGGTTTCTCCAATCTTCGCCAGAGCCAGCAAAGACATCTTCCGCACCTTCAGAGAGCGGAATCAAGGCCTATGGCTTCGGCAGGGCCAGAGCATCGCCGATCCTATCGACGTTCAGTTCAATGATGCTTGGGTTGAGCGGGACGCCAACGGCATTCAGATGTCCGATCCATCGCCGAAAGCAACGGTCCAGATGTCGGACGTACTGGCTATCGATCCGACCCGCGACGGCAGAAGGAATGACGTATTCCTCAACGAACGCAGAGACAAGATCACTATTAATAGCCGGGTCTATGACGTCGAATCTTGCAAACTAGATGGATACAGTTGGTGTGAACTGTATCTAATCGGACCCGCCGATGACTGAAAGCTTGCACATCGTTACGCAGATCAGACACGCTTTTAAGCAAGCGCTTGTCGATGCGCTGGGTGCTGAGCACGTGCACAATGTCAGCCGCGTCACCCGCAAGTTTTCTAAAGACAACTATCCCTTGGCGATCCTGCTTGTCACCGATGACAAGACAGACACGTCAGAAGACGGCATCGACACCTACAACATCACGGTCACTATCAGAATTTCAGAACGCACTATCTTCGACGACACGGAAGACCGCATCGACGCCATGCGTCTGCAGATCGAACGGGCTCTGATGACGCCAAAGCAGATGGGTTTCGGGAAGTTCTCTAACTACAAGCTGGGATCGCTGACGACCCCGGATTTGGAGCCGGAGCCTGATGGCGACGCGATCCTCATGTCCGCGTTCATTCCTATCACATTTACCCTGTCGACGATGCCATACGATCCGACATCGAACCTCAATCCATAACTATTTAGGAGAACAAAATGGCAACATCGCCGATTAAAGTATTGACTACCGGCCAGCGTATGCAGGGCGGTCAGCTCATCTTCAAGGAACACGGAAAGAAGAAGTGGAACAAGATTGGCCCAGTTGGCGCCGTCACGTTCACACCGACACTGACGGAAGTCACGTCGCGCTCTGACGAGACTGGACAGTCTCAGTTGATTGGTTCCTGGGTCACTCAGTCTGATGCCGTCCTCAACATTGCTGACATCCAGATGCGCACCGAAACGCTGGAAGAAGCGTTGATGCTGGCCACCACCAAGTATCGCACCCAGACCGCTGTCGCGAGCGCAGTGCTTACCGTCGAAGACGTTGAGGTTGGTGATGTCATCGACATCCCTGGTATGTTCGCCACCATCATCAGCGTCGAAGACACCGCGAGCGGTAGCCCACACGTCTATCACGAAGACGCGACCGGCTTCGGCTCGAACCACTACATCTTTCAGTCCGAACGCAACGTGCTGGAATTCATTGCGAAGCCGACGGGTGCGGCAGCTGACGCCGATATTACCTATTCGCTGCCCGCCGTCACAGAAGCAGACGGCATCATCGAACGCACTATGCTTACGACTTCCGGCAAGCGTGGCGAACTCCGTGTTCTCGGTTCTGTCGGCGCCAACGGAGCGCTGCCAGGCGTGGCCGAAGATTACATCTTCTTGGATGTCGAGCTTCGCGGTGATGGCGCCGTGACCCTGAAGGGCGTCGACAACCTGAACACCGGCACGCTGACGGCTAAGGTCTACAACACTGGCGGCGCTGGCTACGGTTTCAGCCGTCCGGTCCAGTCCCTCGACTAATCCACCCATCAATGACGGCTCCTTCAGGGGCCGTCACCATTCATCATGCATTCTAGGGAGAACTACATATGCCAATCGCCAACCTGACCCAGACCGACAACCGGACATTCCTTGCACCGGAAGATTTCTTCGGCGCGTTCACTCACCAATTCCATTCCATCGACATCGAGGGTCGCTCGATGCAGCTTCGTGGCGCCACCGGTCTGGAAATTTTCCAGCTGATCTGTCGTTTCCCGAAGTTCCGCGCCCTGATATCCGACACCGCCGAGATGTTCTTTGCTGATGAGACATCCGCTGAGAAAGCCCAGTCCCGGGTCAACATCCGTACCATCACGGACGTAGCGATGGATATCGGTGTCGACGCGACAGTTGCCTTTGTCGCCTGCTGCTCGAACCGTCCGGGCGACTTAAAGTTCGAAAAGATGCTGCTGACTCAAGTTCACGACAGCGTCCTTGCCGCCGCCCTCATCAAAGCTATCGAGATCACGCTCGGAGGTCGCAGCCCAACCGATTTTTTTATCGAGAAGATTTCGTTGTTCGAAAAACTTGGAATCCGAATGACACCCAAGAAAAAGTTGCCGAAAGCCGCAAACCGCCTAGCGAAGAAGACTTCAAACTCGGCCGCGTGATCCCATCAGACGGCAGGGTCGCGAGGCTCTTCCGTCAGTACCTGATGCTCCGTGAGCTGACCGGCATCGACAGCTTTCAGTTCAGCCCAATGGAGCTGTGGCTGCGGCTCGAAGCACAGGAAGACATCAGGTCCCGGTATCGCTTTGACACCTTCAGAGCGACGGCCGCAGCCGGATCGACGGTCATGGGAGAACCAGACGCCCAGAAAGTATTATTGTGAGATTGTAAATGGCAGCAACAGCAGCAGGCGTAACCAGAAATATCGGGACCAACTTTACCGTCAGCGGTATCGCACAGTCGCGCACTCAGTTGCAGAAGTTCGCCGAGTCCGTCAAGTCTATCTTCGCCGATATCGGTAAAGCTCTTATGAAAGCTTTTGAGCCACTTAAGAAAGTAGCAGATTTATCTTTCGATAAATTGAAAAAGGGCGCTGAGTTTGCTTTTAAGGGCATAGCCGGTGCTGCGATCCTTGCACAACTGAAGATCAGAGCAATTGCTGCCGCTGTCACCGAGCTGACTAAGTCGATGGCTGAGCAGACGACGGAGCTTGACCGTAACGCACGTCGTCTCGGTATGAGCGCCCAGGATGTCAAGGTCCTTCAGACTGCGTTTCAGGGGCAAGGCATCGACAGTGATGAAGTCCTCGGGACACTGTCCGACATCGCCAACAACTTTAAGGACGTCAAAAATCAGATTGACGCCGCAAACTTGTCTTTCGCGAAGACGAAGGACTGGGAGAAGATTAAATCAGCGGCGCGAGGCAACACTGCCGACGCCGTCAAAGAAGCGATGGACGCTGACACGGCCGCCGCATCTGGCAGTTTTTCAGGTATTGCTGACCGTCAACGAACAATCATTGCTCTTTTGAAAGCGACGGCCGGTGATGACACCGCCGGTAATCGTCGCCTCGATCTGGTTGAAGAATACAAGAAGCTTCAACAAGCTCAACACAACCTTGAGCAGTCCTATGGACCTCAGGGTCAGGCATTGTTCGCCCTTGAGAAATATGGCCTGAACGTCGAAGACGCGATGCAAGGAGGCATCAAAGGTCTCTATGCTTTGTCAGACGCCTTTCAGCAAATCCAAGACCCCATCGAGAAAACCCACATTGCCGTTCAGCTTTTCGGCGATGATGCCGGTGCGAAGATGGTTACGATCCTCGATCAGGGCAGCGCAGGCATCGAGCGATATCGCGAGCAGGTTCAGCGCCTGGGCGCTCAGGTCACTGATCAGGACACGGCGAACGCTGAGAAATACACATCGAACCTTAACACCTTGAAGCTGGCCTTCGAAGGCCTGAAGCTTTCGCTATCCCGTGAAATCCTGCCGTTGATGATGCAGTCCCAGGCGGAACTGACCAACTGGATCGTTAACAACCGTGATGCAATCGTTAAGTATCTTAAGGAAGCTTTCGTCAGCACCCGCAATCTGATCCAAGACATCTTGAGCATGTTCGGAGGAAAGCGCGGTGATTTTGCAACAGGCTGGATCAACTCCATTGCGCCTGCAATTTTCTACGTTATCGACCTGATGGACAAGGCTAGGATTCAGTTCGGGCTGATCTTCTCCGGTGCTGACAGTAACTGGGAGTGGCTGAATAAAACTCGTGACGCGATCCTCGAAGTCATTTCGTTTATCGGTGATGCCTGGTCTGTAGTATGGGGCGGCAAGGCCACAGACTACACTTGGCTTAACACGGCCGCAGACTGGGTGAAATACCTGGCGGGTCTGGTCGTTGGGTTGAAAGACAACTTCAAGCAGCTGTATGAGGGCAAGGCTCCGGACTGGGCTTGGGTAGCAGCGCTAGCCGACTGGCTTAAAACCGCTCGCGCTTTTGCGGTTGACCTGTGGACTGTCATTACCGGCGGTCAGGCCAAGACCTTCGGCTTCATGAACCAGTGGAAAGCCTCGATCACCGAGTTCGCAGCAGAAGCGAAGGAAGCCCTTAAGATAGTCTTCGACGCCTTGATCGCCCTGCGCCATGCTGCCGAATGGGTGATTTCCTGGATGACCGACATCAACCCGGGCAGCATCCTGCTTGTTGCAGCGTTCGGACGTATCGCACTTGCTGTCACCGGCCTGGGCGGCGCTGCCGGTCTTGCATTCACGGCGCTTAGAAACGTCTTTGCCATGGGCGCTCGCGTTGCCGCATTGCCAGTCGGCGCTGCAGTTGCTGCCGGTAGCCTCGCTCCTACGGTCGCTGCTGCGGCTGCACCGGCCGCCGGTCGTCTGGCATCCGTCTTCACCACAGCCGCTGCTGGTGGTGCCGCTAGCGCTGCCGGTAGTGTAGCAACCGGCGTTGCCGCAACCACAGTCGGTCAAGCAGTCGCACGCGGAACGGTGATGGAAGGTCTGTCGGCGCTCGGTCAAGCGGCGGCGGGATTGGCAGGCCGCTTCGGTGCAGTGGCAGCAAGCACGCTCGGCTTGGCTACCGGCATTGGCACTGCAGTAGCGGTGATCGGCGGAGCCCTTTATCTCGGCAAGAAGCTCTACGATTACGCCGATCAGTCGACGGACAAAGTGCTCGCAGCTCAGTCTGCGCTGATCCGTGCCCAGGCTGAACCACAGCTGCAGGCCCGTGAGGACTTCCGCTACAAAAACGATGCTGCATATGCCGCCAAGGTAAACGACGGTGCAAGCAACAGCACCTTCTACACGGACAAGCTTAAATTCACCAACGAGCACACCTGGACTGCGCAAGCCCTGGAAGACTCCGGCATCTATGATCGTCCGGACCTTGTCGGCCGTGGTCGAATTCTTCCAGAAGACCTGGGAATGAGCGGGGGTCAAACGATCAACGTGAACCTCAAAGCCCCAGGCATGCCAGACGGCCGTGGCACCGTTGATGCCGCAGGCGCTGCGATCTATCAAGCTCTCAACAACAATTAAGAAGGAGACCACTTATGTCACCAGACCGCTCTCCTTCGAACATCGTTTGCGCTGCTATGCCGCTCGGTTGGCAGACGGGCATCGACATGACCGCGTCGCTCGATCTGATTGAAGAAGCCACGATCATCAAGCGCTCTTGGAACGGTCGCGCTCGCAGCTTCGCGGACCCGGCATTTCAGCTATACAAGGTCACCTTGACGTCTGGTGAAGGCGAGCTGAAAGCACCGCCCTTCACGAGACTGATGCCAGGAACCGAGTTCGAAATCGTCATCGAGATGGACTTCGAAGACTTCATCGCGACCGGTGGCATCGTCAGAACGCTGATCCGAGACCCATACCCTGGCTCCATTCGCGTGAAAAATCTGGGCTGGGACAACATTCCTTTCAGCATCGACGGCCGTGTCCTCACGCTTGCTACGCCTGCCGTAACCCCGGTCCGAATCTCTTATCGCCCTGTGTTGCAGGTTATGGTCACCGAAGCTCCGAAACCCACTGAGTCCGCGTCGACCAAGAAGGTTACCTGGTCACTTGGCCTCGAAGAGCAAGGAAGCGACGACTGATGTTCTACATTGCTTTCTTGAACGCATATAACGATCCATTCAACCCGGTCGCCCATAAGTCAAACGCCGCTTTCTTTTCTGAAGACGTCACGTTCGGCGAAAGCGAGAACGGCGATGCTGCTATCGTCCCGTATTTTAAGTTGACGGTCCACAACCCCGGTGCCGCCTGGTTGGCCTCGCAGCCCTCCCGCTATGCCGTTCTGTCTGAGATGTACGGCGATGCCACGCAGCCGGTCGAGCTGATGCGTGGCCGCATGGACTTGCTGCCGTCCGAACTTGCTGGTGACGAATGCGATATCAATTTCCGGTGTCTGCCGCCTTCAGAAGATGACGTGCTTCAGGATGCGGCCGACGACCTGCGTGTCGGTGAGGACTCGGCATACGATCCCGATGACACGCCTGAGGCACGTGAAAAATACGAAGCATATGACCCGCTTTTCTACGGCGAAAACGCTTCTGATGACCCTGGCACGGCGCTGATGGGATCGCTCGATGTCTGGCGCTGGAACCGTGTCACCTTGATCCCGGAGCGGGTAAACCTCATTACTGGTGCAGTTCAGCACCTGATTGCCGGACGCACAGCAGGTTTCCACGGCAGCGACAAGATCAGGATCAGCAACCCGCCAAAGGCGATCAGCCGCCTGCGTTTGACTGCGCAGTGGACCCAGGCGACCGCCGGGCAGCAGACGTCAGAATTCCTCTCGGCTCAAGACGTGACCTCGTATTCTTGGCAGAGCCTGCTTGACAACTTCCCCAAGCCCGGTGACGCCATCGGCAATGCGAACGGCTGGACTATCGCCCAAGCCCGGATCGAAGCCATCACGAACATGTTTCCGATAACCTACGGTCACCCGGTGTCGTCGGTGTCGGACGCGACCGCTTTCCAAGTCACCCTGCAGCCCAAGCGAATCACCATGGGCCTGCGAGCTGGTTTCTCCTACAGCCAGCCACGTGAGGAATACCTCGATCTCTACATGCATGCCGGTGTCCAGCAAATCCTGGATGAAGACAAGACGGAGACTGTCGATCAGCTCACGCTTGGAAACCTGACTATCGACGTCACGACCAAGCAGTGGATTTACGAAGACCCCCAGACGCTGGAAGTCACGCATTACAACGTCGGTGACGAAGTCCAAGCAGCCGGTCGGGCTTGGGTCTGCCTGATTGAGCACGATGCTCAGCCTCAGTTCAGTATGAACTTGTTCAATAATGACGGCAGCGTCGCCGAACAGCTATGGCAGCAGATCACCAAGAACATTGCGGTTGATGGCCGCGCCCCAAACTACTGGGACACACGCCGTGGCATCCGGTCTGTCCGCCATGGCCTGCGCCGCCTTGAACGTGTCGTTCAGCGCCGGGCCCGCGCCGCCGAAATCTCGTTTGATGTCGACTGGCTCACCGGTCGTTTCATCACGTGCGCTGACGAATGCCTGATCGAGAACCGCCGTTGGCCCGGTGGACAGGCAATCGGCAAGGTCATCGCAGTTCAGGCTAACGGCCGCAAGCGCACCGTGACGATCACGGTCGGCGTCTCTGTCGGGACCGGCGTTGCACCCGCCGACAAGACCGACGATCAGCAGCAGACCGGCGATATCGTCTACGACTGGACAGCGGACGCTATCAACGCGCCGGTCGATGCCTATGCCCTTCAGGGTATGTCGCCCACGTTCGTCATCATCGAGAATGAGGAGCCCGCACAGAGAGCTATCGCTGAAGCTGCGGTCATTGGCGGTCAAAGCCCGATGGCGGTTATCGCGCAATTCCAGACCCGGGTCCGGATTGCTTTCCCATCGCTCCGTGAAGAGACGCTGATCACTCGCCGTATGTCGGCGACCACAACCAACATCCTTGTCCGCAAAGGCATCGATCTGACACCGGAGAGCTAGAATGGCAAATGATGTGACGGCTTTTCGAGCCCTGATTCAGTCCGAGATGCGGAAGCAGCTGCTGACTCGTCCGCGCTATCAGCCGACGCTGGTGAACACAGCGAGGCATGACGAAACCCAGGAACTGGTGATCGGCGGCGGAACCGGCGATGTCAGTTACTGCGTCGTGAAAACGACTATCGACTGGACCCCGCCGGAGAGTTGATCGCGAATCTTTTGCAGATAGTTGAAGGTTTGCGTTTTTACTTGGCTACCGGCAAGCTTTTGCGGCCAAAAACCCCAGGATTACCCACAGGCTGCCTGTGGATAACTACCCTGTAAAGTCTTGATAAGATTGAGGTTTAATTTTTTGATACAAAATACCACGGGATGAGTCGATTTCATCTCTAGACGCTAAACCCCGATCCTGCGCTTATAGTCGTGTCCAGTGAGACGAACAGAAGGAGGTCATCATGACCATCATTCTCAAGGTCTGGCTGGCAGCTGCATTCATGACCGTGGCAATCTACTATCTCTGCCATTCAGTGAATGAAATCCGAGAAGCCGCCTCGCTGGCGAACCAGCGAAGCGGTGTATCAGAGCCAAAACCGTAAAGCGGTTAGCTGCCTGGGGGGATCGGTCTCGAACACCGGTCCCCTTCACGGTTCTGCATGTTACTCTTATTGACATCATATCAATTGTAAACAGCAATTTGACCGCTCCGTCATTTTGAGAACAACCTTTTGTCAGTCTGATAATCATTAATCACCGCCGGTTGATTGGAATTTTTCCCAGCTCATGCTCTCGAATCTTGCAGCCTTTTAGTCTCTGTTAAAATGTAACAATATTACATTTGGAATAAGCTGACATGGCTCTCGACGAAAACTTTATCATGCGAACGATGATGGAAATCAGCGACAAGGTCGCGACCATCGGCGGAAAGATCGACGGCTTCATCGCGGGTCAAGCTAACCTCGAAGCGAAGTACACATCACTTGAAGTTCGCGTCAAAGGAGTCGAGACTTCCACTGAAACCTTGAAAGACAAATGGTCGTCAGTCCAATGGGTCGTCTACGGCGGAATGGCAGTTTTCTCGGCAGGAGCAGGTCTGTTTTGGGTGGTCGGCTGGCCAATACTTAAAAATAAATTCGGTCTGTAAATCTATGTTGGCCGGTGTGCTGTCAACTGACTTTGCGACAAGTCATTGTTATTACAAAAGATTGCTGTTGCGGCCGACAGACTTACCGGTATCTCTATTAGTAGATCGTCATCAAGACGGCAGATACTAACGGGGAAATAAGAAGATGAAAAAAGTCGGTAGACCGCACACCTACAACACAATTTCAGACGCAACTCAGGTCGCCAAAGCGCTGACTGAGGGCGTCCCGTCAAGGAAGATCAAAAGCCTACTCGGCTTCACTGATCACCAGCTTTTAGCCGCAAGAAAGTTGCTGGCCGAAAATCCAGACTTGATGCAAGAAACCCCTTTCCTGGTCGAAATCGAACCTAAATCAACCGAAAAGACGCCAAAGACACCTAAAGCTGAAAAAGCCGAGAAGCCGAAGCCAGTTCGTCTCACGAAGATTCCAGTTACGCATGCGAACCTGGAGCCCGGCAAAGTTCATCGCTTCATCATCACCGCCGCTCAGGACGACACTCCTAAGTTCGAAGCTTTCTGGACCAGCCTCCAGACGTACGCCAGGGTTATGAATGCAAGCTTCATTACTTGCGGACTGACTTATCAAAAAGGTCTATTTGAAGATCACGCAATTGATACCGCGACATATGACAAAGACGTTTCTCAATATCTACAAGTCGAACGAATTCAGCTCACTGATGATGTTCTGATCATATGCGACGCGAATGTTCTCCCAACAACAGCCAATCCTTTGGCAGGTTGGCAAACTGCTAATCGGGGCGGCCACGTTATTATCCCGTCGACACGAGTTGCGCTCGAAAGCATCGGGAGAATGCAGGGCGAAGAACCGAAATTTGCTATCTCAACTGGCTGCTGCACCCTACCTTCGTACACGCCTCGCGCTGCTGGCAGAAAGGCTATGTTTCATCACACGTACGGTGCGCTACTCATCGAAATCGACGCCGACGGAACGATGTTCCCTCATCATCTACTGCCAGACGAGACCGGCGCCTTCCAGCATTTCGACCGTTTCGTTGACGGTGAAACGATCACAGTAGGTAATCAGATTGAAGCTTTAGTCGTTGAGCCTCACGTCGAACAACTTGATCCGGCTATTGCTTTCGCGACCTGGGGTATCTGCACGCAGACGAACGAGATCGTCACAGATGATTGCCTGGCTGGCTACCTCCGTCCGAAACGCCAGATCGTTCACGACACTTTGGACTTCCGTCGCAGAAATCATCATGACATTCACGATCCCCACAATATGGCGCGTATCCACGCTACGACGAATTCTAACGTCGAAAGCGAAGTCCAAGAAGCTGCAGCTTTTGTAAACGCGATCACCCGCGATGGCTGTCGGACAACCATCGTCCAGTCCAACCACGATTCCGCACTGACAAAGTGGCTAAAGAACCCTGACGGGATGTTCGATCCTGAAAATGCCTACTACTGGCATCGTCTCAACTCGGTCTGGCACGACGCAATTCGCAGAAGAGAAGCTGGGTTCAACACCGTACACGAGGCTTTTCGCCTAGCTGGTCTCGATGACCATATCGATTTCGTCGCAGCCGGGGAAAGCTTCCTGATCCTTGATATCGAGCATGGCCTGCACGGCGATATCGGAATGAACGGTTCTAGGGGAAGCCCGGCACAATACCGGAGATTCGGTCGCCGGACGTCAACTGGCCACACGCACTCCCCATTCATCATAGATGGGGCCTATGGAGCGGGGGTCGCAGCTATGCTCCTTCAAGCCTACAATCCTGGACCGACACGATGGGCCCATGCTTACATCATGCTGTATCCTAACGGGAAGCGAGGAATTGTCTTCATGGCTGCCGACGGCCGGTTCCAAGCGACCGGCGACGTTGTTTCGATTCAGATGGCAGCTTAGTCCCGGTTGTTATCGATCAGATAATTTAGCCACTCCTTCGCGAGGTCGTATGCCTTGACGTGCTCGCTACTGAAAACATCTTCGCGCACGATCCTCGCCGACATAAACCAGTGTCGGCGAGGCTTTTCGTTGATCGCGACGCGCCACAGATTACCCTTCCGGCGGACCTTCGCCTCGAACGGATAGCGCGGATCGTAGAGTGTGCCCTGTCCGGTTTCCCGGAGAGCGGTCCAAAATTCTGCCAGCAACTTCTCTTCGATAAAATTCTGCAAGATTTTGCTTTGTCGTTTCCGCCGACCGGTCCAACCTTATGTAACGTTATTACGTCACAGAGGTTCCATGGCGATATTAGATTTTTTCAATGCCGATACGACTGATGATCAGCCGGACTGGCGCCAGAGTGTTGCGGACTGCCTACAAGGAGACAGCGCCGCGTGTGAACTTGTATCGATTACAGCTTCTGCGTTACCAAAAGATTTCATCGGCACCCACATCCCGATGACGAGCAGCGCCTTCAAGACCGCTGCCGACATCCTCAAAGTCTCAGAGGCCTCGATCCATGCGGTCTCGTCTGTCGAAGCTCTCGGCTCTGGCTATCTGCCGTCCGGTCGGCCTAAAATCCTGTTCGAAGCCCACAAGTTTAGCGCCTTTACCGGTCATAAGTATGACGCATCGAACCCGAACATCTCATCGAAGGTCTGGAACAAGGCCCTCTACGGAGGCGGAGGCGAACACCAATACGTTCGGCTTGCAGCGGCAATCAAGCTCAACGAGACAGCGGCTCTAAGAGCTGCATCTTGGGGCGCCTACCAAATCCTCGGCAACAACTTCGCCGCCTGCGGCTTCCCCTCGGTCCAGTCTTACGTCTACGACCAGTTGATTTCCGAAGACGATCAGCTGCTGGCCTTTTGCCACTTCGTCAAATCGAATGCCTCGATGCAGAAGGCGCTGCAAAAGCTGGATTGGGCGACGTTCGCTAAGCTCTACAACGGCCCGGGATACGCCCAGAACGCCTACGACAAGAAGTTGGCCGTTGCCTTCAAGAAATTTGGAGGCAAGTGATGGGTGCCTGGCTTCCGAACACGATAAAAAATCAATCGACGTCGCCGAAGAAATATCAACCGGAATCGTCGCTTCTCGTCCGCAGATATATGACTGCAGAAATCCTGCGGACCATCGACGAGTCAGGCCTGACGTCTCGCCAAATTCAGAAGAGATATCCCGGTTTTCGGCTAGGATATCTCAGAGCTATGAGAGACGGAGAACTGCTCGGTTTCTCGCGTCTATGCAGCATCCTTGAAGTCCTTGCGTCATATCCCGTCGTTGTTTTTGTAGGTCGCCCGGCGCAGCAGGCAGAATTGATGGAATTGATGGAGGCCGCATGACCCGAAAACCATCACTCCCTCCCACCAAAAACCGTACCTACACCAAGCTGATCGTCGTCTGGTCGCTCGCGGCGATCAATGCATTGGCGTTCTTTCATGTTGACGCTGATGCCTTGGCCGTTGTCGGGTCCACCGACGTCGCCTTGATCGGCTTGTACATGGGGATCGGCCACAAAGATTTGAAAACCTGGGTCGCCAGCGGTCTGCTCGATCTACGCCGGAAGGGGCCAACTCAATGATCAAGGAAATTTACTTAGCACCAGCACACGTCACCGCAGGGGACCTGTTTATTGCTGCACTGATTGGCACCTACAGCTCATCTTTTGCGATCCTTTTTCTGGTAACGAAGAACCTTGTCGGTCTTTGCACATCACGCTGGGCTATTCGCGTGGAGAGACGCGATGTTTAGTTTCCTCGATCCATATCTCACGTACATCAAGCTGGGTCTGGCCGCCGCTGCCGTCGCCGTCGCCGTCATCTTGGGCGCCTATGTCCATTACGAGCATGTCGTATCCGCTCTCGCGAAATCTCAGGCTGACCTAGCCGTATCCCAGCGCGATCTGAGCAGTGCCGTGGCTTTGGCTAATGGCAACGCTGCCCAGGCTCTCAAAGCTGACGCCGACCGTAAGCGCACCGTCGCCGAACTGGAAGACACCAACGTGGAACTGACGGCATCGCAAGCGCTCGCTCGGCAGTCTGAAAGAGATATCGACGCAGCTCCGGTCACTGCCGACGGTACCGTTGCCGGTGTCCTGGAAAGCCTGCGGGCCAGCCGTTTCGGAGGCGCCCACAAATGAGCGATATCAAAAGGCCTTTTCCATACGGCATCTTGCTGGTCGGCGCCGCCTTTGTCATCCTGGCGATCCTTGCTGGATGCCAGACGACCAAGCCCGCTATCATCACCCAGGTCGTTGAGCGTCAGATCGAAGTCCCGAAGTCATTGTTGACATGCTCCAAAGAGCCGGTAGCCGGTACCGTGTGGGTGACCCAAAAGGATATCGGAAAGTTCATGATCCGGCTTGCAGAGGCCGGTGAAGACTGCCGGACCAAGCTTGCGGCCGTGGCACGATTGGTCGACCAGCATTAGTTTGTCGCTGGCATCGCCGAAACCCATTGTTGATGAAACGGATGGGGAGAACAAACATGATCAAATTTCTAATTGCGTGCGCGATAGCTTTCGCGCAATTCGTCGCGGACGCAGCGAGCGAATTCGCGAAAGCCCTTGATGCTACTTTCGATGCCATCAAGCGTCTCTT